AAGCTTTCTACCATCAACGTTGAAGTTTCGGATAGAGTTTACCTTCTTTAGCTTTTCAGGTATAACTTTACCTTTATCGTCTTTAGCGTCTACTCCTACAGTGAAAGAACGATAGCCAAAGTTGTTCTCTCTGGTAAGAAAACGGAAGTATCCACCTTCAACACCTGTAAGAAGAGTGTCGTTAGAGTTAAGTGGAAGAGCAGTCGCAGTATTAGTAAATAAAGCCATGATGGGCTCCTTTCATTTGATTTAAAGTTGAATGATGCAGATTGCATCAAAAGCTACCCTTAAGGTACAGGATAGCTAGAGTTGAAATCTAACATACGTTTGTTATACCTAGTTCTTCTCGCACTTTTCTATTTTCCTCTGCTTGGATTTGAGGAATACAGTCTTTATGATGTAAGTTGAAGAAGGCCATCATTCTAACTCCGTCACGTTTTAATCGTTTTATCTTACGATTGTTTAGCCAGATATGTATATTTTGTTGGAAGATACGAAACTTAAGAGCTTTAGTTATACCGAGTTTAGTCCACACAGTATAGTTAATTAGAGCCAAGGTAAACTCTCCGATCAGAGAGTACCTCCATTCTTTTTCTATACCCCAAGTGAAGAGATCAGAGAGATCTATATAACCTCCCCAGTTGGCTATAACAGGTCCACAAGGATGATGTAACATACACCACTCGGGAAGGCCTTTACGGTACTTATTCCAACGCCATGTCCCTTCTTCACCTGGCTTCCATTCATAATCATGTAGACCTTGCACTCTGGACTTGGTAGGGATTTTGGCTAAGGCAGTGAAGACTAGTATTACAACCATACAGTAGACGTAGCCTAGTCTAGTAAAGTTTACGTCAGAGTCGTCACCTCTTGGATTGTAGTAGGATTGAAGTTTGGATTTTAATATATTCATCTTTTTCTCCTTATGATGATAAATAAGATTTAAGCCCTGGGTTTTCTTTATCGTTTTCGAGCTTACCTTTGAGGAATTCTCTATAAAGTTCTGCGAAGCGTTTCCCTTGATATTCTTCCATATCGGATAGAGAAACTTCTAGAGGACTGTCGAATTTATATAGCCATTCGAAAGCTAAAATAAGAAAATCGACGTCTACTTCGATTTTTTCTCTTTTCACTGGCACATCTCCTTTACCATTTGAGTAGCTCTTTCATAAGCTACAGTTAAAAGATCTAAGTCCGTTACGGGTTCCCACATTGAGAATTGGTAACGACCTTCTTCTTCTCCGTAAAACGTTATGTAACGCATTAGGATTTTAATTTTTAGTTGGCTTATTACCATGTATTAGCTCTCTTTCTCCTTTTACAATTAAAAGGCATGGTTACACTACTGTCACTAATGTAACCAGATCAATTAATCAAAAACGTAAGGAAAAGATCGTATTATTAGATCTCTCATGTTATCGTATTCGCAATCTCTTAAATCACTTGAATTAGGCCAATCAATATTTCTTATTCTACGAAGTAAGAACATAACATATCTTTGTTGGAGGCTTTCATCCATGTCTTTGACGTTTATACCTTCATTACAGGCAGATTCGAAGCAGTATTGAAGCATTTCTCTTTTTACGAGTTCTTCTATATCATTTCGATTGTGAGGTACTTCCTTCATGTGTTCATCGAAGACTACTGAAGCCATTCGTACAGCGTCTATACACTTACTTATTTCGGAATTTAAAGTTTCCTTACAAGTTATACTTGGATTTAGAACCTCAATAGCCTGTTCGACTAGTTCTAAGTATTTCATTAATACTCTCTTTCTCCAGCAATCAGCTGGTTTAATCACACTTTATTGTGTAATTAAATCAGACGACTGCGTTCATCCCGTGGAATCCCGGCGGACACCACGGGTCTTATTTGTCCTCGCTAACTATTCGTTAGGATTGTTCATTCCCATCTTCATAGTTGTTATGACTTTCTCAGTCAGGTGTCGAGTCTCTGAGTCATCTAGAGGCTCGACGATTATGTGCCCTCGTTCGGTCTTCAGGACGAGGTGCAATAGATCCCAGCGCTCCTCTGGGCTTCTTTGGTCCTTCATTAAGGTACTCCTTTAGGATATTATAGGACTAGCAGGTATAGCTTCCGTCCTATAGGATTGAGCGTAGCCAGGATTAGCTACACTGAGGGATAACTTAGCTGGGAGGAACTAAGTTACCCTTCAGTGTAGCTAAGGCCTACTTAAAGGCCCTAGCTTTGTTTATTTAAACTAACTACACTTTTTGGTGTGCAGTTTGTTTAGCAAGAAGGTCTTTCAGAGTTGACCAACCTTCTTCTGCAGCCCTTGCTGGAGCGAAATCCTTTGAAACGGCTTTCACTTCACCAAAAGCGATGAAGAAATTCCTAGCAACGTTACCTGCGTTGTTTCTAGCTGCTTGAAAGTGAACCAAGCAACCTTTGTCTCGCAAGTTAATTAAAGACTTAACAATTTCTGTTACAGTCTCTAATTTAGTCGCATGACCCTCAGTCACTACTATCTTTTCGTAGAGACAAGACAAGACTCGAGTTTGATCGTTTCCAAAAGAAACCAAAACTTCTATCCCGCCATCGGATCGATCAGAAGCATTCAAATCCTCAACTTTAACATGAGGCAAGGTTAACCAAGTTGATCCGTCTCCATACTGAGTCGGAGCCAATCTGGCGAACCTTTCACCAAACTCTCTGTCATCCACTTTAACCGGAAAGTAGCTGGTTTCAGTGTGGATTTTAAGAGAGCTAGAGATGCTCGCTTCTAATAGTTCTTTCTTCATTGCATTGCTAATTATAGCCATGTTCTTCTCCTTGATTGTGAAAGAAGAACACAACCGCTAACAATCAACAATGGTATCCTCCTTTCTTGATTGCGGCACGGTATGCGCCAAGACGATTTGACATCATATCAAATCTATGAGAGACACTGAGTCACCAGTGTCTCCTAAGAGTTGATATTAAACGTTAGCAAGGTACTCATACTTTTCTTTTGCTAAGGTTTGTTTGTGAACTGCACGGCGTTTAGCCACGGACTCATTCTTCAACGCAGCTTTATGTTTTGCTTTACCTTTGGACTTGGGAGTATGCTTATAGTCCTCAAAGAGAAAGCCAAGCTTGTCGAGCTTGTGATCGTTCACTACAAAGCCAGACTTATACAGGGTTTATCACCTCCTTTCAAGGTTACGGTTAACGGGACAAGGGGGGTCCCGAAAATAATAGTGGATATATATAATATCACTACTTATTTTGGTTTACAAACAAACACCCTTTAACAAACCCTTTAAAGTATAGATCCCCTATAGAAAATCAGAAGATGCCCGGGGGGTGCCAGAATGGATAAACGCCAAAGATTGGAAATCCTCAGGGAAAAATCTAGAAGAGATAAACTTAAGGAACAGGAAAATAACTTTGAGCTATTCGCTAAAGATGAGATCAAGATTATTACTAAAGACCCTTCTAAAGGATTCGTACCGTTTAAGTTCAATGCTTCTCAGAAGATTATTGATAGCGCACTGGAAAAGCAAAGAGCGGAGACGGGGAAAGTAAGAGCAGTTATTCTTAAGGCTAGACAACAAGGAATATCAACCTATTGTTCTGCCCGGGTTTTCTGGAAGACCTTCTTCGTACCTAATACCAGATCAGTTGTGATGGCACATGACAGTGCTACCTCAGATGCCCTATTCGATATGTCTAAAAATATTATCGATAGAATGGGGGAGTCCAAACCAGAGACTCATAGATCTAATGCTAAAGAAATTAAGTTTGCTCACAATAATTCAGGTTATCGCCTCTACACCGCCGGGGCCAAGGAAGCGGGAAGAGGGACGACTCCAACGATTGCTCACTTATCAGAAATTGCGTTCTGGAACTTCGACAAAGAAATTCTCGCAGGATTATTCCAAGGGATATCCCAAGCGGATGATACCGAAGTAATCCTTGAGTCTACTGCTAATGGCGCTAGCGGAGAGTTCTTCAGGCTGTTTAAGGATGCTGAAGAAGGTAACAATGAATATATAGCTATCTTTATCCCGTGGTTCGCCACAGAAGAGTACGTAAGGGCTCTTCCCAAAGGCTTTGAGCTTACGGTAGAGGAAGAAGACTATAAAGAACAATATGATTTAACAGATGAACAACTCTACTGGAGGCGACTTAAAATAGCCGAGAGTGGGGAAGATAAATTTAGACAAGAGTATCCTGCTACTGCCGAAGAAGCTTTTCTAGTGTCAGGGTCTAGCGTGTTTAATCAAGAACAGGTAGGGAAGCTTATTCCGGTTACACCAAAGTCCGTAAGGAACTTTGACGATACAACAGGGTTCTTTGAGGACACACGTAAAGGTCCTTTGGAGATTTGGCAGATTCCCGGGTTCGACTCTAGGTTTATCATAGGCGCAGATGTAGCCTTGGGGGTAGGCCAAGATTATAGCACCGCAGTAGTACTTGATGTGGAGGGTAATGTTTGTGCAACCTACAGAGACAACGCTATTGATCCATCTAACTTCGGGGATATTCTATTCTATTTGGGCAGGTATTACAATAATGCCCTACTGGCAGTGGAAAGCAACTCTATGGGGATTGCTACAATCACGCGATTACAACAAATGGGTTATGTTAATCTTTACTACCAAACAAAACGAATGACTACCATGACAGATGAAACCGGTTTAAAACCAGGGTTTAGAATGACTACTGGGACTAAGCCTATGGTTATAGGTTATCTTAAACGTGCCATAGATGAAGATGATATATGGATCCCTTCAAAGCCCCTTATAGATGAACTTAAAGTTTATGTGTCTAATGACAATGGTCAGACAGGGGCGCTACCAGGTCATCACGATGACTTAATAATGGCGCTAGGTATAGCCTGGGAAGTCAGACGTACTCACTTAGATAAGTTAACTAATGACAGGGTATCTTGGCGGGATAGACAGTTTATACAAGAAAATAACGAGGTATGGTTATGAGTAATCTTAAAGATAAGTTAGCTAAAGCAAGGATAAAAGCAGCTCAACACCCCGGGGGTAAGAATCTTAACATAATAGATTCTACTGAAATGGCCCGGGAAATGCAATTAAATTCTGCTGCCTCAAGAAAGAAGAATAATGAGGCTAAGGCTGATGCTGAAAGGCTTCTTCAAGAGTTTAAGAAACGTGGCGAAGAGATGGCTGCATTAAACCTTAAAGGTCTAGACGTAATGAAGTTAATTATGGGAGACGCTATTGTTAAGGGAGATACAAGAACTGCCGCGGCACTTGCTGCGCAAGTTGCAGAGTATGAAACACCCAAGCTTACACGTCAGGAGGTTCATTCTACCGTTATGGATGTTACTGAGCTTACTGATTCAGAACTTGAAGAGTTACTTAACTTGGAAAAACAAACCGTAGCAAAAGGAGTACATTAAATGGGTCAACCCTGGCAAGCACCTAAAGGCGTTAAAAACAAAAATGGTAAAGTATGGGACCCTGCGATAAAAGCTTCGGTTGCCCAGTATGAAAAAGATAAATCAAGAACTGTTGAAGAAATTAAAGAAGCAGAACAGAAAAGAAAAATAATCGAAAGATTCGAGTAGAGTTCGCCTGCGACAACCTTTCTCTCCTTTCATTGTTGCAAGGGGTTCCCGGTGTCCCCGAGGCGGTATCACCGGGGTGAATTCGGAAGGAAGATCATAAATGGAAGAAGATGGGAAAGTACAAGAAGACTTTAAAAATGAAGATAAGGCAGCCCTAAGGCGTCAACTTGCACAACTAAGAATGGCAAGGTACACACTAGTCGCTATGGGAGTTTTTACTTTCTCAATGTTTTTTGTGTCTGTTGACAGGGTAAATGCTTTGTCAGACATATCAAACTTATTCTATTTATCAGGCGCAGGAATCGTTGGAGCCTACATGGGATTTAATTCAAAAAGATTTTAATGGAGGAAACATGAGAAGATACTTAAAAAGAATTTACTGCGCTATCCTCAATAGGAAGTGTTGTGAAGAGTGTAATTGTAGTACATAAGACTAGGGTGCCCTGAGTGGCCCAATAGAAGGATTGGAACATGAGTAACTACGGAGGAGCTGGTCATTTAGAACCAGTTACAGACGATCAACTAATAACAGTAGTAGAACAAGGTATTGCTAACGCTGCTGGAGATTGGCTAAACTCTTCCGATATGTCTGAAGAAAGGCAAAAGTCTACTTACGAGTATGCAGGTTTACCCAGGCATCACTTAACACCTAACGGTGTATCTACTATTGTTGCTACTGATACGACAGAAACAGTAGAAGCATATCTCGCCTTAATATCAGAACTTATGTTTAACAATAATAAAATAGCCAGGTTCCTCCCCTATTCAGGTGCTCCCAAAGACGTTAAAGCCGCTCAGGAAGCTTCAGATCTTACTAACTACTGTGTATTTAAAAAGAATAAAGGTTGGGAGTTATTAAACACCTGGGTTAAAAGCGCTTTGCTTTGGAAAAACGCTGTAATACGCTGGGATTACATAGAGGACTATCAACATGAGTTTGAAGAGTTCGATACTATAACTGAACAAGCTTTAGATCTTAAACTAGCAGACCCTGAGATAGAATTAGTAGGAGATTTAAAAGGTGATCCACTAGGTAACTATACTAACGTAAGACTTAAGCGCACTATGAATAAGTCAAGGGTTAAAATAGAGAATGTACCTCCTGAAAACTTTAGAATAACCAGGGACGCCTCCACTATAGAAGAAGCCGAGTTTGTAGGGATACAGGTCGATATGACTCGTTCTGAGATAAGGAAAGAGTGGCCTGAGATTTCTAGCGGTATAGAAGATTGGACTGCATTGTCGGCAAACACAGAAGAGTATAATGATTATAACCCGGAATCTTCTGTAAGAAAAGAAATTACGGGTCAAGTTTATTGGAATGAAAAAGATTATTCCCTGGAAGCCAATTCGCCTGTTAGTGTAACAGAATGCTGGATGCGCATAGACAGGGACGGAGACGGTATTGCTGAGTTAAAACATTTAATAGTTGCAGGTAGAGTAATATTATATGAGGAAGATGTTAATTCTGTGCCTCTTTGTTCTATCTGCCCTTTTGAAGTACCTTACGAGTTTTATGGTTTGAGTGTAGCGGACATGACAAGAAGTTCCACTCTTGCTTCTACTGCTATACTGAGAGGTTTCGTTGAGAATACTTACCTCACTAACTACAGCCCTAAGTTAGCTGATCCTAACGTAGTAGATTTTAGTGCATTACAAAATATGAAACCTAAAGATCTTATTCCTACTAACGGTAATCCTAACGCTGCCGTATCTGCTTTACCCCCTGAACAAATTTCTACTGGTACTGTGCCTATTCTAGAATACTTACAGACTCATAAAGAACAAGCTACGGGTATGTCTAAGGCTGCACAAGGTCTTCAAGACGAGCTTTACGTGTCGGGTAACTCTGAAGTTAAATTAGCCCAAGTAATGAACGCTTCTCAAAAGCGAGTACAACATATAGTAAGGCGTTTTGCTGAAACAGGATTTAAACGTTTAGCCGAGGGTGTTTATAGCACTATGAAAGCTAACTTAGATAAAATGACTGTTCAAGACCCTAAGTATGGAGCCCTTGATGTAGATATTAAGGCTCTTCCAACCATGTTAGAGTTGGAGGTTGATGTAGACCTAGGGGAGAACTCTAACGCTAATAAGCGTGATAAGCTACAACTTTTAGCCAAAGACCTTATACCTTTGTTAAATCAGGCGGGCGCAGGGTCATTAATGAAAATAGACGCATATGCTACTATTGCGAATCAACTGTTGACATCTCTGGATCTAAATCCTTCGGATTACTTGGAAGATCATCAAACAGAAGAGTTCATACAAAAAGCTCAACAGCAAATGCAACAACAACAGCAAGATCAGGCTAAAACAAAGGCTTTAGCAGAAGCTAAGGCTCAAGCAGAAAAAGCCCAAGCTGAGTCTAACGTGCGTTACACTGATATACAAGCGGATAACGCTTATCAAGATAATGCAAGACAGTTAGCTATTGCCATAGATACACACTTTCAAAAATGGGCTGATATGGCTATGAAAGCGAGAAAAGACGAAGTCGAACCCCCCGAGGCTCCCGACTTTAATAACTTAGTTGCTATGTCTAAGGAGATACTTCAAGGACTATCAACTAAACCTGCAGCGCCTGTAGCTCCAGGGCCCTCCCAGCCTAGAGTTGCAGGCCCTGTTATGGGTCAACCCCAGGAGTAAGTAGATGAATAAATACAAAGAGACAGCCGAGAAGAGGCTTACAGGAAAAGTACACCCGGATAGGCAAGCTCAGATAGCTTTAGCTAATGCTGGTTTTTCCGCACAACATAGAGAAGAATTTTTTACTCACGCTTACGGTGAAATATTAGTTGATCTATTTATACAGTGGTTAAATACAGAGCCACATGAAAGCAAGTCCAGAGACCACTTGTACCATTGTGCAATGGCCCTTGGGTCTGTTAAAGAGAAGATGATTCAAATTGAAACTTATGGAAGTAATTTGGAAGCTATGAAGGAGAGACCAAATGGTGTTAATTGACGAAGAGAATAAAGATAAAATAGATAATAACATAGACGAAGCCCTTAATTATTTTTTCAATACAGAGTTTGCAGGCCCTAGTGGTTCATTCAAAATAAGAATGAATGCAAGCATAGTAGCAGATATAATTAAGGTTAAAGAGTTTTTGAAACAGGCAAGCCCTGTATCAAATAAAGCTCCCTTTACTAAAAAGGGAGATAAGTAATGGCTGAACAACAAACCTCTACCCCACAGGATGACGTAATTGTTAACGGCGGTAATGAAGATGCACAACTCAATGACATTCTAAGTAAATCCCCGCTGGCGCAAGCTGCAGGGATTGTACCAGAATCTCTACCTGAGGCTGAAGATAACCCGACTGCAGAAACCGAGGAACTCGTTGAAGACCTTGCCCCGGAGACTGAAGTTGCAGAAAACGAGGATAATGTTGAGGAAGAAGAAACAACTGAAAACGAAGAAGAGAAAAGTGAAGACGGAGATGACAAGTCTACCGAAGTTGAAACTTATGCTGTTTCTGAATTAGAAGATGTTATGGTAACTCATAAGATAGACGGTGAAGATGTTACTTTACCTTTATCAGAATGGGTAGCTTCTTCTGCTACCAAACAACACTTATCAAAACAAGGTCGTGAACTAGGTGAAGCGCGTAAAGCTTTAGATGAAGAAAAGGCTACTAAACTAGCCGAACTTGATCAACTAGGAACCGCATTGGCTACAGGTCTGTATCAAACTGAAGCGCAAGCTCAGAAGGTTTATACAGAGTTAACAGCTAAAATTGAAAAAGCAACGGCGGAAGACGACACCTATGAACTAGGTGAGTTGACTAAAAAACGTACTGTTGCACAACGTGAGTACTGGGAAGCCAGAAATAACAGAGAAACTGTTTTAACTGAGGTAAAAAAACATCAAGAAGCTAATCAACAAGCTCAGTTTCAAGAAAGTGTGAAAAAGTTTAATGAAGAAATCATTAAAACTATTCCAGGCTGGTCTGAAACTGTAGCGACAGAGTTGAGAGAGTTTGCCTTAGCAGAAGGTTTATCCGAACAATTACTCAACGTTGTTACAGACCCCACTATAATTAAGTTTGTCTATGATTATAAACAACTTAAAAATGGTGTAAGTAAAGGTTCTGTAAAACGCAAGGAAGTACGTAAACTTAAGACGCCTGTAAAACGATCGAAGCCCGAGGAAAAAGTCCAGCAAGATCGTGAGCAGATGATTAAGGCCCGAGCTATGAAAGAAGATGCATCCAAAGAAGATCAAGACGCTTTTATGAAGCAATACGCATTAAAATCATTAACAGGAGGCTAATATGGCTACTGGAAAGTACGCAACTTCTACTAGCTCTCAGAAACGTTTCGCTTCTGGAGCTACCCCTACAGGCGGGCAATCTGAAAACGAAGATCTAGCTAATTTTATTAGCATGATTACTCGTGCTGAAACCCCGTTTATGTCGTCTATCGGCAAAACAAAAGCCACAGGTATATACCATGAATGGCAAACCGACGAGTTAAACGACCCGGCGGATTCTACCCTAAAACAGGGCGCTGATTTCGATCACGTTGCTCCCGATGGGACTGACACTGCAGATGGTGGTACAACTATCGCAAATCGTTTTCGCACACGATTAGGTAACTATACACAGATTAACGGTAAAACCGTTTCTGTTTCAGGAACCAAACGTGCGGTTGATCAAACTGGCGTTGCAGACGAATATGCTTACCAGCTTAAAAAGCGTGGTACAGAACTTCGTCGTGATGTTGAGAGGGATCTAATTCACTCTATAAACGTATCTACAGCAGGAACACAATCTGGTGCAGGTAAGATGGGTGGTTGGACTTCTTGGGTCAACAATGCAGGTCACATCGTAACTAAAGGCACTTTCTACGCACCTTCTTCTGGTACTTCTCCAGGAACCGATGGTGCAGGGACTCATGCTATAGGTATCGATGGTGCTACTGCCACTAAGGCTGCGTTAGAATTAACTGACGTAGATCAGGCTATGCAAAATGTTTACGAGGCTGGCGGTAAAGCCAATCGTGCTATGATGTCCCCTAAGAATAGGAGAGTATTCTCTTCTAAAGCTCAGGCTCAAACTCAGTACGGTAATGTTCGAAGAAACATTGATGATAGCGGTGCTCTAAGAGCTTCCGTTGACATCTATATGTCTGATTTTGGTGATGTTACTATTGAACCTAACTATATCATGGGTTTAACTAACTCAGTCTCTATGAGGAACTATGATCATGCCTCTAACGTAGTTGCAAGTATTGATCTTGCAAACTTTATGGTTATGATTTATGATCCATCTTGGTGGAAAATAGCCACACTAAGACCTCTAAAAGAGGTAGATGTAGGTCAAAAAGGTGACTCTACAGTAGGAATGATCGTTGAAGAGTGTACTCTTGAATGTTCTAATCCTAAAGGTTCTACAGCTATTTACGGCTTAAGCGGATCTTAATCTTACTAGCCCCCTGGGGTAATTCCCCGGGGGGCATTTTTTTGGAGAAAGAAATGATACTAAAAATTACTAATAATTCAGGCGGTACTGTTGCTAGTGTGGTGAATGGCGGGTCTATGTACATATCTTTTACTACCGTTATTTGCGATGCTAATGGAACTATTACTCATTATAGAGCAGATAATAGTACAGCTTTTATTGCAGTGCCTTCTGGCCACACAGCTCAAGTGGGTGAACTAGGCGGTAATCAAGCTTTCGCTACAATGTTGACGAGTGTAGCGTAATGAGTAAATTTAATCATAAAACGTTGGATGGGGACCTAGAGGGTACTATCGAATTTGAAGATGGCCTTAGAGGTTATTCCGTAGCACAAGATATTAAACCTTTTTTAAAAGAAGCTGCAGATGAAAAAGCTATGGGGTTTAATAAAAAAACTCACTATAGAAAATTTGCTTCTATACCAGATGTAGTGGCAATAGAAATACTAGATAATCATGGGATAAATATTCATGATCCTGAGGTTACTAGAGACAAGTGGGAAATGAAAAAATTTAAGGATATAGTGATAAAAGAATACCCTTATTTAATAGTTAGCACTTAGGAGAATGTAATGGCAACTTATGCAGAGACTCTAGTCAATGTTAGATCTTGGGCTAACAGAGATAGTGCGGTATTAACCGATGCTTTGATAAAAAAGTTTTTAACTTTTGCAGCAGACAAAGCTTATAGAACTTTAAGAATCCCTGCGTTAGAAACCACTTTAGATTTTACCGTAACATCTGGAGATATTGTAAGTTCCCCTTCTAATTTCGGAACTGAAGTCAATATGACTGTTCCTTCAGATTTAATACAGTTAATTTTCATACAGAAAAAGGGGTCTGGTTTAGTATGGAATCAAAAAGTAGACCCTAGAACTTTTCACGATAGATTTGCAGATAAAAAAGATTTTGACTATTATACTAGAGTAGGAAGCACTTTTATACTTCACGGTTCTGTGCAATTAAACGATGTATTACAGGTACACTATTATCGTAGGCTTGTTGCAGTAGACTCTACTTATAAAATAACTCCTGCAAATTATTCCGCACAAACCACTGCGCTTACTACTATGACTAGAAGAGCTAGCGGGTATAGCAGCCCAGATGCTACTTTAGCGGCCCTAGGTAGAACTACTTTGTATTTTGCCACAGGAACCACAACTGCTCAAATAGATGCATTAACGGCCAGCACACCTAAAGCAGCGACCGAATCTGGCTATGATGTAGCGGCAGAGATGGAACCTGCTTTTATAGAAAATTGGTTAAGAGATGAAAACGAAAAAATACTTTTATATGGCGCTTTAGTAGAGGCTTTTGATTATTTAGAAGAAGAAAAACTTTCCGCTAAATACAAAGCCAACTTTGAAGAAGAAATAATTAAATTAAACCAGGAAGAAGAAAAGAGAGCATCTAGAGGTGGTAATACCTCTATTAACTTTTCTGGAATGGGATTAATATAGGAGGCAAATACTATGGGATTTACCGTTACTACTACCGATCATGATGTTCCCGGAAGTGTTTTTGCCTCCTCAGAGGAAGTAAATATAGCTGCGGCAACAGCATCCGATGTAAGCTTAAAAGAATTTCAAGAGATTTGGTTAGGCCCTCACACTAGTGCCCCTACTACAACAGCACACGGTTCAGCTATCGCTACAGGTATGTTATACTTTAACACCACTTCTAATGATTTGTTTGTAAGAACAACTAATAATACTTGGGAATCTCCCGCTTTAGGTGCTCAGGGTTCTGCTGCAACACTTACTGTTGGCACAGTTACTGCTAGTGCTTCAGGTGCTACTCCTACAATAACTAACGTAGGGACAAACCAAGCAGCTGTTCTTAACTTTGTTTTACCCAGAGGAGCTGTAGGAGCTACGGGCCCTCAAGGTGCTACAGGAGCTACTGGTGCTCAGGGTAATGTGGGTGCTCAAGGTCCTACAGGTCCTAACGGCGCTGATGGAACTAATGGTACTAATGCTACAATTCAAGTAGCAGGAACTACGACAGGCCCTGCAGGTGGTAGCGCTTCAGTAGTTAATAACGGAACTACTAGTGCTGCTAGTTTAGCTTTTACTATTCCTAGAGGAAATACTGGTGCTACTGGTTTAACAGGCCCTACTGGTCCAACAGGGCCCCAAGGTGATACTGGACCTCAAGGTGCTACAGGAATTAACGGAACTAATGGTACTAATGGTGCAGCTGCTACTATAACTGTAGGAAGTGTAGCGACAGGCGCGTCGGGGACCAATGCTACAGTAAGCAACTCTGGAAGTACAAGTGCAGCCACCCTTAACTTCAGTATACCTAGAGGTGCTACAGGGGCGACAGGATCAGCGGGAGCAAATGGTTCTAATGGATCTGCCGCTACTATTGCTGTAGGTAATGTTAGTACTGGTTCTGCTGGAAGTAGTGTTAGCGTAAGTAATTCAGGAACTAGTTCAGCTGCCATATTTGATATTGTTATACCAAAAGGAGACACAGGTAATACTGGAGCAACTGGTGCCGCAGGATCTAATGGGGCTGCAGCTTCTATAGCATTAGGGAGTGTTAGCACTGGAGCAGCGGGATCTAATGTTACTATAACTAATTCAGGTAATAGCCAAGCTGCTACATTTAATTTTAGTATACCCAGAGGTACTACAGGGGCAACAGGTTCTGTAGGTGCTACAGGCCCCCAAGGTGCTACAGGGGCACAAGGACCTCAGGGAGTGCAGGGAGACGCAGGTAACACAGGGGCAACAGGGGCAACGGGGCCTCAAGGAGCTCAAGGAACAGTAGGGCCAGGAATAGACTTTAAAGGGCAAGTAGCAAACCCTGCTGCTTTACCTTCTAGCGGAAACAGTTCCGGTGATGCTTATATTGTTCAATCAGATGATTCTTTAAGGGTTTATGATGGTAGTAGCTTTGTTAGTGGTGGATCTATTCAAGGACCTCAAGGTGCTACGGGAGCCACTGGCGCCACAGGCCCTCAAGGTACTCAAGGTATTCAAGGTGCTACGGGCTCACAGGGTGCTACTGGTCCTGCGGGGTCAACAGGGCCGCAGGGTGCCACAGGAGCGCAAGGACCTCAAGGAACTACAGGAGCTACCGGCGCAGCCGGATCAAACGGTTCAGCTGGAGCTGACGGTAAAACCGTATTAAATGGTTCAGGGGCGCCTACAGGAGGAAGCGACGGAGATTTTTGGATTGATACTACCAACGACAGAATATATGGCCCTAAAGCTAGTGGGTCTTGGCCAGGGGGTTTTACTTCTTTAATAGGGCCCCAAGGTGCCACTGGGTCTCAGGGAGCTACCGGTGCTCAAGGGCCTCAAGGAACTACAGGTGCAGCTGGGTCAAACGGTTCGACAGGAGCTACTGGTGCTCAAGGCCCGGCAGGAGCGACAGGTGCCGCAGGGACAGCAGCTACTGTAGCTGTAGGAAGTGTAACTACTGGGGCTCCCGGATCTAATGTTGCAATTACTAACTCTGGTTCTTCTACCGCTGCTACACTTAATTTTACAATACCCTCTGGTGCAGTTGACGCTGTCGCTATGGCAATAGCGTTAGGATAGGAAAACACTATGGCAAATACCTTTAAAATAAAATCTAATGCAAATATGCCTGCTTCTGCGGGCACCCCTTTAACCTTGTATACTGTACCTGGTGCTACTACAAGTGTTGTTTTAGGGTTACTACTTACCAATACTCACACAGCGGACGTTACAGTGAGTGTTCAATTAGTATCCGATACTAGTGATACCGAAACTAACGAGACTATATATCTTTTAAGAAATACAGAAATACCTGTAGGCTCTACTTTAGAGATTATGTCTGGAAATAAAGTTGTTCTCCAAACAACAGACGTTATGAAGATAGATTGTAGTGTAGCGGCTAAGATAGACGCTGCTTTAAGTATAATGGAGATTACATAACATGCCAATTATTCGCCCTATAGGAAAACCTAAGTTTACTTCCTTAGATGTTGATGGTATAGAAATATCTAAGAACTCTGATGGTAACGCAGAAGTAAAAGACTCTTCAGGTAATTTTAAAAAATTAATAGTCAACGAACTACAAGTAGGAACCGGGGCGGATAAAGCTATAATTAAAAGAGATACCACGACAGGTGGTATAGAGATACAGTCTTTTGATTCTTCAGCGGATGTCACTGCAAGTTCTTCTGCTAAATCAGCGCATGTAATAGGTGAAACTATTTCTGAGTCTCATGTAGCGGGTCAGACTACAATTACCGTAAAAGTAATAACAAAAACAACAGCTCATAGATATCACGGTACAGGCGCTTCTTCAGGTTATACTTTTAATGATAATGAATCACCTTACTTAGAGATGACTGCGGGAAAAACCTATAGATTTGATCAAGCTGATTCTAGTAATTCAGGGCACCCTTTAAGGTTTTATGAAGATGCTGCTAAAACAACTGCCTATACTACCGGAGTTACAACTAATGGTACTGCAGGTTCAAGTGGAGCTTACACTCAAATAGCAGTAACTGGTACTACTAAAGCTTTGTTATACTATCAGTGTTCTTCCCACGGTTATATGGGCAATCAAGCTATTGTAAAAGGGATAACGCAAAGTTCAGGAGGGGGAGCTAGTGTTACTGTTTCTGATTCTGCCCCAGGTAGCCCTTCAGCGGGCGACCAATGGTTTAATTCTTCCGATCTTAAAATGTATATTTATTATAATGACGGAAGTTCAAGCCAATGGGTTGCATCAAGCCCAAGCGGTAATGTAACTGGTACATCACTATCATCTTTTTCTGTCGGCTCAGAAGCATCAGCAAGTGGCGATGGTGGTATAGCTTATAACAATAGTAGTGGTGTTTTTACCTATACCCCGCCTTTAATTGGTGGAAGTACAACGGTTTATGCCAATACCTCAAATTTGCCTTCTACAGCATCAGCTTCCACAGGAGACATGGCGTTTGTAACCGCGAATACTCGTTTTTATGTTTTTAATGGAAGTGCTTGGTACAGTGTAGCGTTAACAAATACTGCCCCTTCAATCAGTGGTGCAAATGCGTCATACACATTAGCAACTGATGGGACAGCAACTGTAGTAACAATAACGGCAAGTGACCCAGAGGGTGACCCTATTACTTACAGCCATACGACAAGCGGGTTAGGCAGTGAAGCGACAATAACACAGGGTACTGGTGCAAATATAAATAAATTTACCGTTACTCCTAGTACAACGGAAGCCCATGCGGGGGATTTTACGGTTACGTTTTCAGTAACTGATGGAGCAAACGTAGCGAATGCAAACAGTTCGTTTAGTTTGGCTTTTTCTGCCCCAATGACAAGAAGCACTCAGTTGCTTGTAAAAACGTCTGGGAATAATGATAGAACAAATAGTACATTTGCTGATAGTTCGTCCACAAGCCACACGATTACGGCATCAGGCGACGCATATCAATCAACAGCTAGTCCATATGGAGTAAATGGTGGAGTAGGGTATAATTCTATTTATTTTGATGGTAACGACTCTTTCTCTTTGCCTGCAAACCACGCAGATTGGGATTTAGGAACTGGTGATTTTACTTTAGAATGTTGGTTTAAGCATAACGCTTCAACGGCGGCTGATACTCAGTTTATTTCATGGCAAGGTGGTGGCGGTAACTTTGGTTGGGAAAGCCAAGGAGCAACTAGAACCATGACACCTTACTTATATCACGGTGGATATCCTGGAGGAACAAGCGGTGCGGGTGGTTGGATAGATAAAAATCAAGCTGAATGGCATCATGGTGTTTGGACAAGGCACTCCGGCACATTAAAATTTTATCTTGATGGACGAGAAATTCAATCGGGGTCTTATACTAATGATATATCTTCTGGCTCACCTTTAATTGGTAAATACTCTGGGGGTCAAAATTATACTGGTCACATGAGCAACATAAGAGTTGTAAAGGGAACGGCGATTTATCAAAGCGAATTCTCGCCCCCTACAGTACCTTTAACAGCCGTATCAGGAACAGTGTTCTTATTAAATGGCGTTAACTTTACAGACAGTTCTTCGACTGGTCATACAATTACAGTTGTTGGCGATCCAGCTATAGAGCATGACCACCCTTTTGATAGTGTAGACCATTGGAAAACAGGAAAGGGCGGTTCAGCCTATTTTGATGGAACAGGAGATTGGATTAATACTTCTGCTAAAGCAGTTCCTAGTTCGGGAGCATGGACAGTCGAGTTTTGGGTTTATCCAAAAGTAGATGCAGACGCTCATATGTTTTCTCAAGGTACAACAGGACACGCTGGAAGGTTAGCGATTGGTATTGAAAGTGGGGCTTGGATAGTTCAAGTAGGGGGTACTAATATTGGCGGTGGACTTGTTTATAAAAGATTTGAATGGCAACACGTTGCAGTAGTTCATACTGGTTCTGCTTTCACTTGGTATTTAGACGGTGTTCAGAAAGGCACAACTTCTAATAGCCAAGCAGTTACGGATACTTCGGCTTATATTGGAACGCTTGGTTGGGCAACATCCAGTTATGCTATGACAGGATGGATATCAGACGTAAGAGTTTCAAATGTAGCAAGGTATAGCTCTGCTTTTACTCCCCCTACTAGTTTACTTGGCTTAGATAGTAATACGATACTTAAATTAAATTTTACTCAGGCGGGTATATTCGATAATTCTGGAAAGAATTCTGTTAAATTATTTGCTGATACTAAAGAAAGTACAACACAGAAAAAATACGCTACAACAAGTATGAAGTTCGATGGAACTGGCGATTACATACTAGTTGAAGATCCTATTTTTGCGGTGGGAAAAGGAGACTTTCAAGTGCAATTATGGTGTTATGACACTGTTACCGCAGATAGTGGAATTTATATGGGTGGTACGGATAATCCACTAGGGACAAATACTACTGGCTATGGAATGGCTAATTATAATCAAACATTCTTCGGATATGCAAACACTAGCACAGGGAATATTGGTTCTGTCCCAAACAACCAGTGGAATCACCTTGTACAAG